AAGAGCCATCCGGGTGACGGGATGCTCGCGCCGATGTCTTCGCACGGCGGCTTGGATACGGTGCGCGTGCCAGCGAATGAAGTGCTGCACCTGTTCCGCCCGCTGCGTCCGGGTCAGATCCGCGGCGAGCCGTGGCTGGCGCGTGCGCTGGTGAAACTGCACGAACTCGACCAGTACGACGACGCCGAACTGGTGCGCAAGAAGACCGCGGCGATGTTCGCCGGCTTCATCACCCGCAGTGCGCCCGAGGATGCGTTGCTGGGCGAAGGCGAGGCCGATGCACAGGGCGTCGCGATGGCGAGTCTGGAGCCGGGGACGATGCAGTTTCTGGAGCCCGGCGAGGACGTGAAGTTCTCGCAGCCCGCCGACGTCGGATCGAGCTATGCGGAATTCATGCGCCAGCAGTTCCGCGCGGTCGCCGCCGCGATGGGCATCACTTACGAGATGCTCACCGGCGATCTCACGCAGGTGAACTACTCCTCCATTCGCGCCGGCTTGCTGGAATTTCGACGTCGCTGCGAGGCGATCCAGCACGGCGTGATCGTTCATCAACTGTGCCGCCCGCTGTGGCGCGCGTGGATGACCCTGGCGGTGCTCGAAGGCGCGCTGACGTTGCCCGGTTACGCGCGCGGCGGCGTCGCACGTCGTCGCGCCTACCTCGCGGTGAAGTGGATCGCGCAGGGCTGGCAGTGGGTCGATCCGAAGAAGGAGTTCGACGCCATGATCGCGGCGATCCGAGGCGGCCTGCTCTCGCGCAGTGAGGCGATTTCCAGTTTCGGCTACGACGCCGAAGACATCGATCGCGAGATCGCCGCTGACAACGCCCGCGCCGACGCGCTGGGCCTGATCTTCGACTCCGATCCAAGGCATGACCGCCCGACCACGACGCCGGCCACCGAACCTCGTTCGCAGACTTCTTGATGACGACTCTTGTTCACATGGCATCCCGTCTGTACGGGACGCCGCTGCTGATTGCGCGCGCCAAACTCGACACGATCCTCGCTGTGCTCGGTCCACGCATTGGGCTGATGCACACCGAACTGGCGGTGCCGATCACGGTGCCGACGCAGTCCGAACCGATGCCTTCGATGCCGGGCATCGCGGTGATCCCGATCCACGGCACGCTGGTGCGGCGTGCGGTCGGCTTGGACGCCGCGTCGGGCCTGACCTCCTACGCGCGCATCACGGCCGACATCGACGCGGCGCTTGCGGCACCGGAGGTCGCCGGCATTTTGCTTGATATCGACTCACCGGGCGGTGAAGCCGGCGGCGTGTTCGAGCTGGGCGCGCACATCCGCGCGGCGAACGCCGTCAAGCCGATCTGGGCGCATGCCGGCGATGCCGCGTTCTCCGCCGCCTATGCACTGGCCTGCGCCACGCAGCGCGTGAGCCTCTCGGCCACCGGCGGCGTCGGCTCCATCGGCGTGATCGCGCTGCACATCGACCAGTCGGTGCGCAACGCGCAGAACGGTCTGAGCGTCACCGCACTGACGGCCGGCGCGCACAAGAACGATGGCACCCCGCACGCGCCGCTGACGCCGCAGGCGACGCAAGCCCTTCAATCCGAAATCGGCCGCTTGTATGACCTGTTCGTCGATCACGTCGCACAGATGCGCGGCCTCGACGCCAAGCGCGTGCGCGCCACCGAGGCTGCACTGTTCTTTGGCGACGACGCAGTGACATCGGGTCTCGCCGATGCGGTCGCGCCCTTCACCACCACGCTCGCCGACTTTTCCGCCGCCCTCAGCAGGCATTCGCCTGGTTCCAACGGGCGTTCGCCCGGTTCAAACACACCGCTCGCTTTGCCGACGCGTCTTGCACTTCCAACGACTACGGAGATTTCGATGACCTTGCCCACCGAGGCTGCGCCCGCGCAGCCGACGCCCACTGCTGCACCACCGGCAGCACCGACCGTCACCCCGCCGACCGCCGCACCGCTCGCGGTCCCCGCGCTCGCGACCGCACCGATCGCCGATGTTCACGCCGAAGCGACGGCCATCGCCGAGCTGTGCCTGCTCGCAGGCTGTCCCGAACGCACCACCGAGTTTCTCGCTGCACGCATGAGCGCCGCACAGGTGCGTCAGGTGCTGCTGCAAGCCCGCGCCGACCAGGTCGAGATCGCCTCGCACCACCTCGCGGACGCCGCGCCCGCCGCTGCGGCCACCACCGCGAACCCCGTCCTCGACGCCGTGCGCAAGCGCATCGGCGCCACGCACCCGCAGGGAGCCTGAGCCATGCCCGTCCTCCACGAACCGGTCCACCTGAGCGATCTGCTCAAGTACGAAGCGCCGAACCTCTACTCGCGTGACGAAGTGATCGTCGCCGCCGGCCAGAGCCTTGCGCTCGGCGCCGTCGTCGGCCGTGTCACCGCGACCCGCGAGATCGTCGTCATCGATCCAACCGCGAACGACGGTCGCGAGACCGTCGCCGGCGTGCTGATCGAAGCGGTCGTCACCGCAGCCACCGAGCGCCGTCGCAGCGTGATCGTTTCGCGTCACGCCATCGTCTTCGGCGGCGCGCTTGTGCTGCCCACCCCTCTCTCTTCCGAGCAGACCGCCGCCGCCCTCGCGCAGCTGGCGGCGCTCGGCGTCCTCGTCCGTCAGTTCCCGCAGGCCACCGCCCATGTTGAATCCCTTCGCTAATTCCGCGTTCTCGATGGCGGCGCTCACCGCCGCGATCAATCTCATCCCCAACCGCTATGGCCGGCTGCAGGAACTGGGCCTGTTTGCGGAGAAGCCGGTGCGCCTGCGCCAGCTGCTCGTCGAAGAGCGTGCGGGCGTCTTGACCCTGCTGCCGACCCGCCCGCCGGGTGCGCCGGGCACCGTGAGCGCCAGCGCCAAGCGTCGCATGCGCTCGTTCGTGGCGCCGCACATCCCGCATGACGACGTCATCCTGCCCGAAGACGTCAACGGTCTGCGCGGCTTCGGCTCGGAGACCGAACTCGAATCGGTCGCCAGCGTCGTCGCCGAACGCCTGGAGACGATGCGCAACAAGCACGCGATCACCCTGGAGCACCTGCGGATGGGCGCGCTCAAGGGCCAGATCCTCGATTCCGACGGCAGCATCCTCTACGACCTGTTCGAGGAGTTCCGGATCGCGCAGCAGCATGTGCCGTTCCTGATCGACAACCCGAACAACGGCACCGACGTCAAACAGAAGTGCATCGAGACGCTCGCGCTGATCGAGGAGGGTCTGCTCGGCGAGTTCATGACCGGCGCCCGCGTGCTGTGCTCGCAGGAATTCTTCGCCGCGCTCACCTCGCACAAGGACGTCAAGACCGCCTACGCCCAGTGGCAGCAGGGCGCGGTGCTGATCAACGACGTGCGCAAGGGCTTCAACTTCGGCGGGCTGGTGTTCGAGGAGTACCGTGGCAAGGCGTCGGATCTCGACGGCGTTGTGCGGCGCTTCATCGCGCCGGGCGAAGCGCATGCGTTTCCGATCGGCACGATCAACAGCTTCGCGACCTACAACGCGCCAGCCGACTTCAACGAGACCGTGAACACGCTGGGTCAGCCGCTGTACGCCAAGCAGGAACCACGCAAGTTCGAGCGCGGCACCGACTTGCACACCCAGTCCAACCCGCTGCCGCTGTGTCTGCGTCCCAGCGTGCTGGTGAAGCTCTCGATCAACTGAGTCATGACCATGACCAATACCGATAAGCCGGTGGCGACGCCGCCGGCCGGGGACCGCTTTGCCCGCGCGATCGAGCGCGTGCTCGAACACGAAGGCGGATTCGTCGACAACCCGGACGATCCCGGCGGCAAGACGCGCTGGGGCATCAGCCAACGCGCCTATCCGTTCCTGGACTTGTCCACCATCACCCGCGAACAGGCGATCGTGCTGTATCGCCGCGATGCGTGGACGCCAATCCGCGGCGATGCGCTGCCGGAGGCCATCGCCTTCCAGGTGCTCGATGCAGCGGTCAACCACGGCGTCCTGCGCGCAGTCGGCTGGCTGCAACAGTCGCTGGGCGTGCGCGTCGATGGCGTCGTCGGGCCAGTCACGCGGGCTGCCGCACTGGATGCCGACCCCGTCGCCCTGATCCTGGCCTACAACGCTGCGCGCCTGGACTTCTACGTGCGGCTGCGCACCTTCCACGCTTTCGGTCGCGGCTGGACGCGCCGGATCGCGGCCAACCTGCGCTTCGCGGCGCAAGACCTCGCGAAGCCCCTGGCATGAGCGTGCGGCTCGATCCGGCCTTCGAGGCCGCGCACGATGCGCTGTTCGCGGTGTTCGCAGAGCCGGCGCTGGTCCGACGCGGACGCGCTGCGCCAGTGCCGGTGCGGGTCGTCATCACCTACGGCGTGAGCGAGCTGGGCGACTACAGCCAAGGTCTGTCGCGGGTGACCACAGCGACGTTCCTCAACCGCGAGTGGCATCCGCGCGCGGGCGATACGCTGCAACTGCCCGCAGGGCCGCTGCGCGTCGATCGCATCGTGCTGGATGACGGTGTCGTCACCGAGGTGGTGTTGTTTGGCTGAGATGCCGATTCCGTGGGCGATTCTGGAAATGGTGCAGACCCGGCTGCGCACGGTGCGCAAGGCGAACGATTTTCGCACCGATGCTGGCCGCGATGTCCGTCTGGAACCGGCGCCGTTCGATCCAAACGACGCCGTTCGCCTGACGCTCTATCCGCTGACAACACTCCACCCCGACGATGCGCGCAGTGCCGGCGAGCGCGGCTACACCTTCGTCGTCGAAGCGCTGGTGCCGGTGCGCCTGGACAACGCACAGCAGCGCATCGTCGAGACCATCGCCGATATCGAAGACGCGCTCGACGGATTTGTGCAGGCGCCGCTCGCGCTGCCGTTGCAGTTTCAGGAGTCGGTGCTGCTTGATCGCCCCGATGGCGTCGCCGCGATGGCGGCACAACTGCTGTTCGGCACGCGCTATCGGCGCACCACGCGGTAGCCGTCGATCCCCCTACGAGAAGAAGTCGCGAATGTCCCTCCGTGGGCGATCGCCGTCGATCTGTTGGATCGCATTGGCCAACGACAACAGAATCTTCGATCCGTACCCGAAGGACGGGGCGCCATACACGGCGTGAGCTTCCTCGGTCGCGCAGTATTTCGGATCGTCCAACGCGTGGAACGTGCGGCAGTTGAACGGACGCACCGAATAGATGGTGCATTCGCCCTGCGCGCCGAGAAACGGGCATGGCGACGTGTGCCCACGCGTATGGATCGCTCGCTTGGCAAAGTCCCGTCCGGTGTATTGAGCGATCAGGACCGCTTCGGTCTCGGTCAGTTCCACGTCGATGCGACAACACGCGCTGCAGCCGCGTTGGCACACCGCCAGCGTCGAGATGAAACGGTTGTAGACGTTCATGTAGCGGTAGATCCACCGCAATCGCTTCAACGGATCGGTCACCACGCGATTGCACAGCCACGCAAGTCCCCTGTGCAGCCAGACCAGATGACCCGGCAACGGGGGCAATGGTGGCACTGCGGTCTTGTCGCGCAATGGAGCGGGCATGCGTCCTGTCCTCGCTAAGGGGATGGACACCTTGTAGCGCACCGCACCCGTCCGCGAAAGCGGACACCCGCCAGACCACGCCGGTTCCAAACACATCGTCCTCCACCGCCATGCGGCGAGGGACGGCATCGCTTCGACCTTTCTACCAACTTTGCTTTCGTGCCCATGACGACATCCTCCACACCCGCCAGTGGCGGCGCGCGCCTGCTGCACGCCGATCTCGACGGCGTGCTGTCCGCCTCGCGCAATCTCAGTGCGCTCTCGTCCCGCCTGCCGACCCTGCACACGCGCGCCATCGGCACTTTGCGTCGCCGTCTACCGGTGGAGGCCCGCCGCGACATCCAAGCCGAGTACCAGGTCGGTGCGCGTCGCCTCGCGCAGGACCTCCAGGCGCGCGCCACCAACGACGGCGTGCGCCTGGTCGGCCGCTTCCGCGGCATCGGTCTGCGCAACTTTGCCGCGCGCCCCACCTCGCGCGGCGTCACCGCCGCCGTCCTGCGCGGCAAACGCAGCCTGCGCGAGCACGCCTTCTTCGGTGTCGGCGTGAATCGCAACGCGCAGGTGTTCCGCCGTGAAGGCGCCAAACGCGAAATGCAGCAGGGCCGCTACGCGGGCAAACGACGCCAACCACTGGTCGCCGAGTACGGCGCCACCGCCGCGCAAATGCTTGCCAAGGGCCGCCGCCCGGAACGCCTCATCGACTACGCGCGCGGCGTGCTCGCCGCCGAGTCCGACCGCCTCCTGCGGCTCGCCGCCGCCTCCCCCACCTCGCCCGGAGTCTCACCATGAACACGATCCGTCTCTATCACCCGCACACCCACGAAGGTGTGGCCTACACGCCGCCGCCCGAAGGCGTCGAACTGACTGTCAACGACGCCGATGCCGCGTTCCTCAAGGCACTGGGTCTGACCACGCCGCCGCCCACGCTTGTCGATGCGCCCGCCGCATCGGCACAGACCGATACGCACCCCACTGTCACCGACGACGACACGCACGTCGATGTCGCCGATCAGGAGGACCAGGACGCATGAAAGATTTCTCCTTCCAGGGCGAGTTGTATCTCGGCACCCGCCTCTCGGGCGGCCGTCCCGGCGCGCTGCGCTGGGTGGGCGATGCGCCCAAGTGCGATCTCACGCTCAAAACCGAGACCGAGACCCGCAAGGAATCGTACTCGGGCAATCGCCTGACCTCGGCGGTGCTGCAGAAAGGCAAAGAAGCCGAACTGTCGATTGCGATCAACTGGGCCGATATCGACAACCTGCTGCTCGGTCTGTACGCGACCAAGGCCTCCATCGCCGCCGGCACGCTCACCGGCGAATCCTTGCCGGTGCCGCTGGCCGCGAACGATCTGATCGCGCTCGATCACAGCACCATCAGCCAGTTTGTCTTGACCGACAGCGCGGGAGCGCCCGCAACGCTCGCCGCGAACATCCACTATCGCATTCAGAGCGCGCGCGCCGGCCTGATCAAACTGCTCGACCTCGCAGCGTTCACGCTACCGCTGCGCGCGGCGTATCGCTTTGGTGCGCGGGTGAGCGTGGCGATGCTCACCACCTCCGCGCCCGAACGCTTCCTGTTTCTGGATGGCACCAACACCATCGACGGTGCGCCCGTGCAGGTGCGTCTGTATCGCGTGCAGTTCAATCCGGTCAGCAACCTCGGTCTGATCCACGAGAGCTTCGGTCAGTTCGAGATGACCGCTTCGGTGCTGTTCGATCCCGAAGCCGCCGCCGATCCACTGCTCGGCGGATTCGGGCGGATCGATCTGCCAGAGGTGGTGTGATGGCCAAGAAAATCCCAGACACCACTCCGCCCGAAGCGGCGTCCGCTGGCGACGATCTCGCCGTCTTACACCCGGATCGCACGCTGCCGATCGGCGGACGCCATGTGACGATCCGCGAGTACGGCTTCTTCGAGGGGCTCGACGTCGCGGATCGCGCATCCAACTTCATCACCGATCTGGTCGCCGCCAGCACCGACGGCACCCTGCGCTACACGCAGGTGCGTCGCCTGTTCGGTCGCCACCGTTCGGTGGTGCCATCGATCGCGGCGCAGGCCGCCGATGTCGAGGTGGCATGGCTGGAGGCGTTGGCACCCGACGATCTGGAGCTGTATCTGGCGACCTGGTTCGCGGTGAACGCCGCTTTTTTCGTGCGCGAGGCGCTGGCGGAACTGCGCGAGACCGGGTTGCGCGAAGCGCACGACCTCGCGGCCGGCGCCTCGGCTGGAGCGCGTGTTTCCTCCGACTCGCTGGCAGCGGACTTGGCAACCTCGCCGAACTCGGCCGCATGACCGAGCGCCAGCTCAACCTCGCCTTCGATGCGCTGGAACGCGACGAACGTCGCCGCCGTGCGGACTTCATCGAAGACGTCGCCGTGGCCGTGTGGGGCGGCGATGCCGCCGAGGCGCGCGTGAAGGCCCTGCGCGGTCCCGATTGAGTTCACCGATCGCACCATGAACCAGGACACCGTTCTCAACCTCAAGGTCCGCGGCGATTCCGCGCAGGCCGAAGCGAGCCTTGCGCGCGTGGAAGGGGCGCTCGGCCGCGCCGACCGCGCGGTCGCCCAGCTCAATACGACCAGCGCGACGGCCGCGCGCACGAGCGCCGCTCAGGCACAGACGCAGGACGCCGTCACGGGCGCCCATCGCCGCAGTGCGCGTGCGACCGACATCGGTGCGCGCGCGGTCAACGAGTACGGCATCTCCGTCGGCCAGACCCGGCAGGCGATGCGGATGCTGCCGGCGCAGATCACCGACATTTTCACCTCGCTCGCGGGCGGACAAAAACCGTGGCTCGTCGCCATCCAGCAGGGTGGTCAATTGAAGGATTCGTTCGGCGGTATCGTGCCCGCCGCCCGCGCGCTGCTCGGCGCGATCACACCGCTCGCCGTCGGCATCGGATTGGCCGCCGTGGTGATCGGTGGGTTCGCGGTCGCGACCCTGCAGGGCTATCGCGAGACGCAGGCCTACGAGCGTGCGTTGATCGCCAGCGGCAACGCTGCGGCAACCACGGCCGGGCAACTCGGTGTCGTCAAGGACACGGTCGGTGGCGCGACGGGCGAGTTCGGTGATGCACAAACGGCGCTGACCGCACTTGCGGGTTCCGGCAAGATCGCGGGCGATACCCTTGAAGCGGCCGCGAGCGCGGCGGTCAATCTCGCGACGCTGACCGGCGCGTCAGTCGAGGAGACCACGCAGAAGGTGATCGCGCTCGCGGCGGCACCGTCCGCGCAGCTGATCGAACTCAACCAGCAGTACCGCTTCCTCTCGGTCGAGGTCTACCAGCATGTGCGCGCGCTCGAAGCGCAGGGGCGTGCGCAGGACGCCGCGCGCCTGGCGATCGAGACCTTCGCCCGTGTCCACGAGCAGCGGGTGCAGGAGGCCTACGCGCGTGCCGGCTCGCTGGAGCGGGCGTGGATCGCACTGGGCAAGGTTATCGGCGGCGTCTGGCAGACGATCAAGAACATCGGCCGCGACGATCTCGCGTTTCGTCTGGCGAAAACCACCGACGAGCTGAACCGCATCGGCAACGAGTGGCGCGAACTGGGTGGGATCAACTCGCTCGATGCCGTGCTCGCCAGTCGCGATGTCGACGCCGGCACCAAGGACCGCATCCGGGCGTTGCGTCAGGAACAGGCCACGCTGCAGCGCGAGGCCAACGCCGAGCAGGCGAAGGCCGGCGCGCAGGCCGCCACGCAGGCGACGCAGACGAACGCGATCAACGCCCTTGGCCGCGCACAGGCAGCACTCGGCCAGGACCGCGCCGTCGCCAAAGCACAGCAGTTGCGCGCACTTGAGCGCGATATTGCAGCGCTGCGGGCGGGCGGCGTTAAAACGGTGGAGGGCATCGGTATCGATGCCTTCGAGAAGACGCGTCGTGCGCAGATCGACGAACAGTTCAAGGCGCCGAAGGGCGCGCGCCCAGCGAAGCCCAAGGCCACCGACGCCGATCGTGCGCGTGAGGCGGCCGAGCGCGAACTCGAATCGCTGCGTCGCGAGGTCGCGCTGCTGGGCGAGGTCGAAGCGGGGCAGACCCGCGCGGGCGAAGCAGCGCGGATTCGTTACGAAACCACGCAGGGCGCGCTGAAGACGTTGGCGCCCGCGCTGAAAGCGCAACTCATCACCGAAGCCGAAACCCTCGACACCGCCCGTGCCGCTGCAGCGGCCGAGCGTGAGCGCAAGGCCGAGATCGAGAAGACCACCCGCGCCTACGAGACGTTGCGCGACGGTCTGCGCACGCCGGCCGAAGTCGCGCTGGAAGACGCGCGCGAACAGGTCCAGTTGCTCAACGATGCGCTGCGCGACGGCATCGCCACCAAGACTGCGTTCGATGCGGCGCTGGCGCGCGTGGCGCAGACCACCTTCCGCAAACCCGACGCCATTCCCGGCGCAGCGCCGGACCTTGGCGAGACCGGCGGCGAGCTGGCGCAGATCGAACAGTCGCGCGTGCGGTTGCAGGCGTGGCACGCCGAACAACTCGCGCAGCTGGCGCAGTTCCGTTCCGAGCGTTCCGACCTCAATGCGCAGTGGGACGCGCAGGAGGAGACGATCGAACGGCAGCACCAAGCCGCGCTCGCGCAGATGCAGTCGGCGCAGACGCAGGTGCTGCTCGCGGGCGCGTCCGCGACCTTCGGCCAGCTTGCGCAGATCGCCAAGTCCTTCGGTGGCGAACAGAGCGCGACCTACCGCACGCTGTTTGCGCTGTCCAAGGCGTTCGCGATCGCCCAGGCCGCACTCGCGCTCGCCAACAATGTCGCCGAAGCCAGCAAGTACGGGTTCCCGCAGAACATTCCCTTCATCGCCGGTGCCATCGCACAGGGCGCCACCATCGCCGGCCTGATCGCGCAGGCCACGTTCGACGGTGGCGGCGGCTACGCGACCGGCGGTCACGTCCGTGACCACGTGCGTGGCCACGTTCGTGGCGCCGGCACCACGAGCAGCGACAGCATCCCGGCGTGGCTGTCGGATTTCGAGTTCGTCACCCGCGCCGCCGTCGTGCGTCAGCCCGGCGCGCTCACCTTTCTCGAAGACTTCAATGCGCGCGGCATGCCGGCGCTGGACGCCTGGCAGGCACGCCGCTTCGCCAGTGCCGCGCCGCCATTCGTCTCGCGGCCAAGCGCCCCGCGCGTGAACTTCGCCGAGGGCGGCCTCGCCCGCGCCGCTGCGGGCCTGAACCCGCAACTCAACCTGCGCCTGATCAACGCGATCAACACCGATGCGCTCGCCGAGTCGATGGCGCAGAGCCGGGGCATGGAGCAGACCATTCTCAACGTGATCGACCGCAACGGCAGCTTCTTGCGCCAGCGCATCGGTGGTGGCTGATGGCCTACGCGATCGACACGCTCGTGAAGGCCGGTGGCGACGATGCCCACTATCGTTTGCTGGGGGCGATTCAAACGCTCGCCGAGCAGGTCGGCTGGACGACGCTGCGTTTCGACACGTCCATTCCCGAACGAGAACTGATCCTGCGCTCGACCGGCACCACCGGCGAGGAAGAGATCACGGTCGGCTTCAAGGCGTACCAGAACGTCGCCGCCGATTACTACAACCTGCTCGCCGCGACGATGGTCGGCTACGTGCCGGCAGCACCGTTCGAGGCGCAACCCGGCATCAAGACCAGCGGCGTGCCGGGCCACAACCAGGCCGTGACCTGTTTTCTCACCGCCAATCCGCGCCGGATCGTCGGCGCGTTCAAGGTCGGCTCGCCGATCTACGCCCACGTCTATGTCGGCAAGGCGCTGGCGTATGCGCGGCCGGGTGAGTTTCCATCGCCGCTGATCGTGGCGGGGCATTTCGATGGACGCGACGCACGCCGCTACAGCGATCTGCACTGGTTCCCCTACAAGGGGCGCAAGGGCAGCGGCGATACCAACTACAACGATGGCCACCTCTACCTGCGCGATGCCGCCGGCACCTGGAAGAAGGTGCAGATCTCACCCTTAGGCAACGGCCACGCGAACGAGAGTACGTATGCGGGGCTGGCCGGCGAGTACGTCGGCGCAGCCGGTGCAGGGCGCCGCTGCCTCGTCCCAGCGGGCACCCTGCACCAGCCGCAGCCGCTCGAACTGTACGACATGACCTTCGGTGCTTACGACAATGACGTGCGTGGCTATCCGAGCAGCGGCAATCTCTACGGCGTGCTCGACGGGGTGAGCTTCGTCTCCGGCTTCAACAACGCCTCCGAGAACGTGCTGCAGCTCGAAGGCAGCGCGGTGATCGACCAGACCGGCATGAGCGTGCGTCAGGCGGTCGATGCGATCCGTGCGGTCAACGGCCGGGCGTTCGTGGTGCTGCAGGACGGGGCGCGCACGACGTGGCGCGATTACGTCGCCGTGGAGATGAGCTGATGGCGACCTTCAGCGGACAAGTCGCGAGTTTCGCGGCGCTGAAGATCGCCATCGAGACGACGCTGACCGCGCGCGGCTGGACGTTGGCCAACGGCATCCTGAGCAAGGGCGTCGCGTTCGTACAACTGACCGCGACGGCAACGGAATTGCGGCTGCAGACCGGCACCGGCCAAGCTGGTGCGGCGCTGACCGGCGCATGTCCGCAGTCGGTGAAGCTGCTGTCGTTCACCAACGCGCCGATCCAGTGGCCGGCGGTGTACGTGCTGCACCTCTTCGATGTGCCGGACGAGATCTACGTCGTGCTGCGCTACAACGTCGATCGCCATCAGCACCTCAATTGGGGCGTGTCGTCGATGCCGCAGATCGGCGGGTCCGGCCTGTGGTGCTCGGGCACGTTCCGCGGCGACGTCGACGGCACGCGCGCGGGCATCAAGAGTTACATCGACACCAACTCGGGCACCCAGCTCGGCGCGGCGCCCTACGACGGCTTCGGGCTCGGGTTCTTCTTCTCGAGCTTCGCCGGGACGTATCACAGCAGTTTCGTTCACTGCGGGCTCGAAGGTGCGCCCGCTTGGCGCACGAATGTCGGCGGAAACACCGGCGATCTGCTCGGCGTCTCGCACAAGGCGGGCTTGCTGCACGCGCTGCCCTCGCAATTCAACCAGGCGACGGTGTTATTGCCGATCGACGTGCTGCTCGCACGCCAGGCGCAGGGCCAGACCATCGTCGCCACGCTCGCACACGCCCGCTACTGCCGTCTGGACCACCTCGATCTGAGCCAACCGTTGCTCTACGGCCCCGAACGCTGGATGGCGTATCCGCTGCACGCGCTCCACCCGATCCAACGCAACGGCGTCGGCTGGCCCATCGGCGGGCAGCACACAGGCACCTTCGGCATCGCGTTGCGAGAAGCGCCCTGATGGCGGCGCTGCAGGGCATCGCGCCTACACCGCGTCTGTTCGGCGCGACCAACGCCGCGCTATCGGTCGAACTGAACGCGCTCGGCGAGGTGGCGTTCGCCACATCCACGGTTGCGCGTGAACGTGTTGTTGCATTGGCCGGTGCGTTCCGAACACCGGCATCGACGCCGTGGACCACGACCGGCCAAATGGCCCATCGCTTCGCCGAGGACTATTTCGATCGCATTCACCTCACGCCGATCGCACTCTCGCTTGGCAACGTCGTCTCGGCGCTGACGCGCGAGATCGCGGTGTGGAATGCGTGGCGCACGGTCCCGCAAACCCTGACCGCCCTGCACCTGATGGGTGATGCCGGCAGCACGCTCACCGCGCCCGCCGCGCTGCCGATGGGGCTTCGGCCGATGCAGGAGCGGGTGCTGACGCTCACGGTCGGCCTCGACGGGCCGCCGGTGATCGATGCGCAGGCCGTGCTGTCCTTCGCGGACGGATCAACCTGGTCGATCCGGATCGACGGGCTGCGTCTGAACGCCTGGTCGCTGCCGCCGGACTGGACGGAACCGCTGATCGAGACGCTCGCGTGGCTCACCGACGTCCAGACCGCCCTCGCCGGCACCGTGACGCGCACGCCGCTACGCGATGCGCCACGTCGGTCGTGGGAGTTCGCTGTCCTCGCGGATCGCCGCGAGCGGCGCTGGGTCGAGCACGCGCTGTTCGATTGGAGCGGGCGCGTCTGGGCGCTGCCGGTGTTCGTCGATGCGACGCGCTTGGGCACGTTCGTGCCGCCTGGTGCGATGCAGATCGCGGTCGACTCCTCGGGCCTGGATTTCGTCGTCGGCGGCCTCGCCATGCTGTGGCGCGACGTTGCCACCTACGAACTGGTGGAAATCTCCGATATCACAAGCGGACGCCTGCACATTCTCTTACGTGCGCCGACGCGCCGCGCGTGGCCGATCGGCACACGCCTGATCCCCTGCCGCACCGCGCGCCTGACCGACGCACCGGAGCTGCGCCGCCACACCGACCGGCTGATGCAAACGCAACTGCGATTCGAGGCGACGGAGCCGTGCGACTGGCCGCCATCGCTGCCGGCGACGCGCTATCGCGGATTCCCGGTGCTCGAACACCGCCGCGACGAAACCCGCGATCCTTCCGCCAGCTTTGCACGGCGTTTCGATCTGCTCGATGGGGAGGTCGGCCGATCGCATGTGGATGATCTGTCGGGGCTGGCATGGACGATGCAGTCGCACGCATGGCGGTTGTTCGGCCGCGCCGAACGGGCCGCGCACCGCAGTCTGCTCTACGGGCTGCAGGGGCGTGCCGAGGCGCTGTGGTTGCCGACCTGGACCGACGATCTGGAAGTGGTCGAAACCATCGGCGAAAGCGCCGTGACCCTCACCGTCGCCGCCTGCGGTATCACGCGCAGCCTGCGCCAGCAGGCGGGCCGTCGCCACATCCGCATCGAACTCATCGACGGTACCGTGTTCTACCGCGCCATCGAAGCGTCGAGCGAGATCGCACTGGCCAATGGCGAAACAGGCGAACGCCTGCGGATGGATGCGGCGTTGGGTCGATTCGTCACACCCGAACGGGTGAGACTCGCCTGCTGGATGGCGCTGGTCACGCTGGCGGGCGATACGGTCGAACTGCAGCACCACGCCGACAGCGAGGGCCTGCTCGACTGCGCGGTGACCTTCAGCGGCATTCCTGCAGAGGAGCCGTAGGCGTGGGCCTGCTGTCATGAGCCTGCTCTCGCGCGAGATCGAGCTGTACGACTTCTCCATCGGGCTGCACCACTGGCGCTACACCGACGCGGGTCGCGAGGCCATCGTCGAAGGCCAACGCCATGCCCCGGTTGCGCTCACGCGCGGTCGCATCGCGCAGTCGGCCGAGGAAGCGAAGAACACGCTCGAGATCACCGCGCCGCTGGATCTGCCGCTGCTGAACCTGTTCCGGCCGGTGCCGCCGGGCCTGCGCGTGCGCCTGGACCTCAAGCGCGTGCGGGTACGCGATGGTCTGGTGCGCCTGGGCTGGACCGGGCATGTCGCCGATCTGGACGAAACCCACAGCGTGGCCAAGCTGCGCTGCCAGTCGCTCGCCGCCTCGGTCGAGACGCTTGGCCTGCGCCGCAGCTGGCAGTCGTCCTGCCCGCTGGTGCTGTATGGCCAGGGGCTGGGCCAATGCAACGCCGACCCCGACGCCCACGCTGTCCCTGCGGTGCTCAGCGATGCGACCGGCTACACCGTCCTGTCCGCCGCCTTCGATGCGTTCGACGACGGCCACTTCGATGGCGGTGTGCTGCAGTGGACGGCCGCGCTCGGCATCGAGCGGCGCTTCATCGTGAGCCACGCCGGAGCCACGCTGCGTCTGCTCACGCCGGCCGCGCTCGCACCCAACGCACACGTCGTCGCGCTGCCCGGCTGCGATCGCACGATGGGGTCGCGCGGCTGCGCGAAGTTCCGCAACGAATTGAACTACGGCGGTCAGCCGACCTTGAAGGGCCTGCGCAATCCCTTCGGCAGCGACCCGCTCTTCTGATGCCCCTGCTTCGTCCACCCGCTCGGTGCGCTTCGCGTGCCGGCCTCACCGTGCCCTCGCCATGTGGATCTACGTCATCGTCCTCATTCTCGCCATCGCGATCAGCGTCGCGATGCGCCCCAAACCGCAATCGCAGAAGCCGCCCTCGCTCGCCGACTTCTCGGTGCCCACCGCCGAGGAAGGGCGCGAGGTGCTGGTGATCTTCGGCGAGGTCTGGATCGACGATCCCAACGTGCTCGCCTTCGGCGATCTGCGCACGACGCCGATCAAGGCCAAGGGGGGTAAATGAGCGCGCAGCGGCAAGTGATGGCTGGACTGCGCATCCACCTGCGTCACGTGCGCGCCGTCGATCCGGCCGCCGGCCCGCTGTGTACGCCCAGCATCCGTGCCTGGTGCCGCCAGCACGACATCGACCTGCGTGCGTTGTGCGAGGACGGCATCGTCATCGATGACCACCCGCAGTTGCACGATGATCCCTTCGTCGCACGCGCCATCGCAATCGTGCGTGCAGAGATCGCGCACGATGGTGAGCGTCGCGATGCGACGTGAGTCCGTGTATCGCATCTGGACGGCATGCGTTGGCATCGCCGCATGCGCCTCCGGCATCGTGCTCTGGCGGCACGGGGAACGCCTCGTCGGCGGATTCGGACTCGCGACGGCTTTGTTGCATCTGCTGTGGATGATCGATGCTCGTCGATGCACACGCGCATGCGTGCAACGTCGTCCGATCGTGATCCCGCAGTTGCGTCAGATGGTGGTCTCGCCGCCCAAGCAATCCCTCACGCAGCGCCTGCGCGCGCGGTGGGGGGCGGCATGATGCGGTAACACATGGGTAAGTCGAGCAAGCCGACCATCGGCTACCGGCACTTCATGTACCTCTACATGGGCGAGTCGATCGGTCCGAACGACTACCTCGCCGGCATCAAGGTCGGCGGGCAACCCGTATTCGAGGGCGAACTCACCGGCAGTCGCACGCTGCCGATCAACCTGCCGCAGCTTTTCGGCGGCGACAAGAAAGAAGGGGGCCTCGTCGGGTCGCTGCAGATCCGCATGGGCGAAGCGGACCAACTGCCGGTGCCCTACCTGCAGCAGCAGGTGCCGGGGCCGTGGCCCGCTGCGCGCGGGCTCTGCACCACGCTTTATCGCGGCATGGTCGGGGCGATGAACCCCTACCTGAAGCTGTGGGCGAAACGTTGGGGACGCTTCACGCAGGGCTGGTCGACGCCGGTGTGGCAGCCGTCGCTCGCGCGCATCGGCCGCGGCATGAATGCGGCGCACATCCACTACCAGTGCTTCACCGACACGGTGTGGGGCGTCGGCCTCGATCCTGCGCTGATCGATGCGGCCAGTTTCCTGCGCGCGGCCGAGCAGTTGCACGATGAGCAGTTCGGGCTGTGCCTGGGCTGGCGCAGAGGCGACTCCATCGGCAGTTTCTTGCAGATGGTCAACAACCACGTCGGTGGGCTGTGGGCCTTCGATCCGATGCTGGGCAAGTTCGTCTACCGGCTGTTCCGGCCGGATTACGACGTCGCGACCCTGCCGCTGCTCGATGAGACCAGCGTGATCGAACTGGAGAGCTGGCAGACGCCGCTGCTCGATGGCAGCGTCAATGAGGTCACCGTGCTCGGGCGCGATTGCGTCACCAACCTCGACCTCGCCGCCACCTTCCAGAACATGGCCAACGTCCAGGCACAGGGCCGCGTCGTCGCCGACCGCCGTTCGCTGCCGGGCCTGTGGAATCGCAGCCTGTGCGAGCGCGTCGCCGCGCGCGAGACCGGCGCGGCGAGCAGTCTGCTGCAGCGGATCAAGCTCACCGTCGACCGCCGCTGGTGGGGCGTGAAGCGCGGCGACGTGTTGGCCCTCTCCTGGCGGCGCAAGGGCGTGCAGCGCATGCCGGTGCGGGTGCTGGAAGTCGACGAGGGCACCCGCACCGACGGCGCGCTCGCGCTGCTGCTCATGCAGGACATCGACGGCATGGCGGCCACCACGTACCTGCGGCCAGTGATCGGGCCGTGGACGCCGCCGGACACCCGGCCGCAGCCGCTTCCGGTGCAGCGGCTCGTGGAGGCGACCTACCGCGATCTCGCCGGCCGCCTGCGCCCGGCCGATCTGGCGCTCGTCGAGGACGATGCCGGTTTCGTGGTCGCGCTCGGCGCGCGGCCGAACGGGCCGGCGTATGGCTATGCGCTCACCACGCGAACGACCGGCGGCACGTTCGAGGAGGTCGCCAGCGGCGACTTCTCCGCGGTCGCCACGCTCGCGGGCGCGCTAAGTCCGACAGACACTCGCGTCCAGCTCGCCGACATGCGCGATCTGGATCTGGTCGTGATCGGCACCGAAGCCCTGATCGATGAGGAACTGGTGCGAATCGATGCGATCGACGCCGTTGCCGGCACGCTCACGATCGCGCGTGGCTGCGTGGACACTGTGCCAACGACGCACGCCGAGGGTGCGCGCGTGTGGTGTACCGACACCTATGTCGGCGCCGATCCCACCGAGTATCTGGCCGGTGAAACCGTCGAAGCGAAACTACTCACCCGCACCCAGCAGGGCACGCTCGATGCCGCGCTTGCACCGATCGCGCAGGTCCGTCTCGACGCGCGCCACGCGCGGCCCTATCCGCCAGGGCGGTTGCGGATCAACGGCAATGCTTGGCCCGCAACGAGCTTCGCGCGGCTGGCGATCGCGTGGGCACACCGCGATCGCGTGCTGCAGGGCGACCGTCTGATCGAGCATGAAGCCGGCAGCATAGGTCCGGAGCCGGGGACCACCACTACCGTGCGTGTGCTCCACGCGCTCAGCGGCGCGGTGCTGCACGAAGCCGCTGGCATCGCCGGCACCAGTCACACGCACGATCTACTGCTCGCGAACGATGCAACGCTTCGCGTCGAGGTCGAGAGCCGGCGCGGGGCACTCGCCAGTCGCCAAAAGCACGTCCGCATCCTCGCTTGCGAATGCGGGGAGAAGCTGGGCAATGGTGATTTTGATACGCAAGCCGCGTGGGCACTCGGTGCAGGCTGGTCAATCGTCGGCGGTGCCGCGATCAAGGCCGCAGGCATCGCCTCCGACCTCGAACAGCCGTTCGTCTTCGTCGATGGCGGTGTGTACCGCATCGAACTGGTGCTGGCCCAGGTCACCGCCGGCAGCGTGCGCGTCCGCCTCGCCGGTACCACGTCCATCGACGGCGTGGCACGCAACGCCAACGGCACCTTCATCGACACGCTCACTGCCGCTGGACACACCGCACTGCGCATCACGGCGGACGCCGCGTTCGCCGGTCGCATTGAGCGTGTGAGCTTGCGTCGATTGGCGTAATGCTGCAGCGAAATCACCCCTTTCGCCAAGCCGGTACGACAGGTGTCCAGATGTCGCGGTACGACATCAATCGGCGCTTGGCTTCTTTCGCGCACAGCGCGTTCATGTGCTCGTCGGATCAACGACGCCAACACCCAGGACGGAACACGATGCAAAGCAATTCTCTCAACCCCGCACTTCGCGTCGAAACCAGCCGTGCCGATGCACGCGGTACCGAGGCGATCGTCTCGTTGCGCGCGGCATTGCATCAGGCCGCGAGACACGTCGGCGAATACGAAACGCAGTACCTGAATGCATCCGATCCGGACGCCAAGGCCAACATCCTCGCCGCCGTGATCGCAATCGCCTATCACCAATTGCCTGCGAACCTCCGCATCGATCTGGTGACAGAGGCCATTGCCGACCTGCGTGTCGCGGCAAGCAAGGCAGCTGTCGCGTAATCGCCGTGTGCTCCCGTGCGTCGTGGCATCGACATCCGAGGCGCGCGCGGCGGCAGATTTGTATCGATGCTTGGGGAGCAGCCGCACCCCTCAAGCCGCTCGCTTTGATGGCGCAGAAACGATTGCAAAACAGTGGGAGGATTCGCTTGGCTTTCATCGCACACAGCGCGTTCATGGCGGTACACCCACCCACACGATTTAGGAGACCTCAGTGATGAAGAAAGCCGCCACCACACGCAAGCATCGAATCGACATGGCCAAGACGATGTCGGATGAACAATTCCGTGCCGCGTGCGCCGGAGAAATGGCGCTGGAAGCGATGCGCGAGGCCTTGGGACGCGCCGCGAAAGTCCTTGCGGATTACGAGGCGAAGTATCGGGACTCGAGCGCGCTGTCCCACAAAGCGACCATCCTGAGCTGGGTGCGCGTGACCATCTCCCGAGAACTGTCGTCCGCCGGACACCTCATTGCAGATGCGCAACAGCGGATGCACGTCCTGCTGCCGGACGAATGAATCACAACCTTTGATGCAGGCCGCCCCCAACCGACCGGACCACACCATGCGCCCACGATCTAAAGCCCATCGGCACAACGCCTACAAACGCATGGTCATCGACGATGTGTCGTATCACCGTATCGACGAAACCCTTCGTGAGCCACTACTGAAATTGTTCGAGTATGCGATGCGCAGCATCGCCACCACCTATGCCTGCGAAGCGACCTTCGATCTTGCCGAGATCGACAGCGCCAAGGGCACGCCCTGCGCGCGCTTCTACGTGCGATTGGAGAGAACGCCGCTCGACGACGCGAATGGCGTTTTCTGGAACGGCGTGATCCTGCCTCGAAACGGCCGAAGCGACGAGAAGACCACCGTCGAAAACATCGAAATCCTGGCCCACCTCGAAGACCACGACGACTGACGCGGTCTTCGTGACCGCCTCGGACGGCGCGCGCATTCGCACGGATCGACGCCTGTACGACAGGTGTCCGGCGGTCGCGGCGCGACATCGCCTTGCGCTTGGCTTCTGTCGCACACAGCGCGTTCATGTCCACGTCGAATCGCCGACGCCCACCCACAGGACACCTCATGCGCACCATGACCCTCACCATCGAACGCAAGCCGCGAACATTGCGGCTCTGCGACAAAGCCATCAACGTCGAAGAGCTGAGCATCCGCCTGCCTTTCGCCCGCAAGCCAGAAAGCCTCCGCGAGATGTGCGCCAGCGGCCACGAGCGCGTCTACGTCGCCGAAACGGTCGAAATGACGACAGCGGAATACGACGCCTTCGCTACGACGTTTTATGAGCCGCGCGCGTGGCTCAAAGGCAAGGGAGGCTACGTCGATAACGGCCATGTCTGCATCGAGATCTGTTCGCCGGACAGGCCCTACCTCTACGTCGATCCATCGGGCGGCGAATACGCCCGTTACGTCGCCCGCCTTGGGTGACAGAAACCCCACGAAACGAAGCCAAATTGACTTGGCTTCTATCGCGAACAGCGCGTTCATGCGTTCCCGCCACGGACCTGCGAAGACCATGAAAACCACAAAAACCCGCAAGACACCCAAGCACGTCAATGAATTCTTCCTCGCTTCGCTCCTTGTGCGTATCCCCGGCAAGCGCGGTCGCCATGCATGGCGCCGCGAAGTGCTGCGCTCCGCATCGCCGAGACGCCTGCTGCGCATGATTGACGGCCGCAAGCATGTTGCCTACGCCAGCAACGGCATCGATGTCGTCCGCATCGAACTGATCGATACCGGAAGTTCGATTCTTGCCCCCATCGCGGACGGCGCACAGGCCGAACCGCTACACGACCTGATTGATCGAATCAGCGCCTGCCCGAATGGTCTGGTGTGGTGACGACTGATCGCCGTCGCATCGACAGAAAGCTGTATGTCGTCTGTCTCAGCTCCGCGACCTGCGACGATGCGCTGGGCTTCACTCGGGAACAGCGCGTTCATGTGCGCATCAACCTCGCCAACGCAGGACATGACATGAGCAAGATCAACCCGCTATTGACCAGGATCGCACAAACCAAGCTGCACATCGAAACCTTGGAAGTCCGAGGCTCGGATCGTCTGGACTTCCACGATGTGTCGGTCGAAAGCTTGCGTGAGGCGCTTGAAGCGGCCTACAACGCCGGCATTGAGCAGAGGCGCAAGACCATACCCGCAGTCAAATCAACAGACTGA